AGAGAAGAGATCAGCAGCGACACGGGAATCCCGCGCGCCGCGGAAAGCGCTAGCGCGAAGCGATCGAGGAGCTCCGGCAAACCGCTAACGCTCGCGACCTTCTTCTCGAACGACTCGCCATCAGCGAGCAGCATCGAATGCAACATGCTCTTCGAGTAGTCGATGATCTCGAGCCGCTGCCTGACCTTGTCCTCGCCTCCCTTCGCCGCGAGTAGGTTGATCAGATTTTTGATCACGATCACACCGATCGCCCACTCCTCCACGATGTTCGCGCTGTGCGCCTGCGCCGCGCAGAGATTCCGCAGCTGGTCGAAGCAGGCCTGCAGAACGCTATCGTCCCAGCCGTTGTTACTTCGCCGTAGCCGAGGCGGAAGACACGCACCGTTGAATCGCAGCACGCGCGTCTCGTGAACGCGGAAGCTGCCGAGCGGCTGTCCCTGAATGCTAACCACGTTGTGGTACGGCTGGATCGTGTACCACTCCGGCGTATTGTACTTCCGTGTCGTTGGATTCGCGTACAAGTCTGCCGTGGTCCAGGTCACCTGATGGCGATCGTAGACGGTGAGGAACGATACCTCGCGCAACGCCTCGACGTTCACCGGCTGCGCTAGGTCCGCGATCCCGTCGTCGAGGCCCATTACGACCAGCGAGCCGCCGTAGAGATCCGCAGTCGTTAGCGCTTCTACAATCGTAGCGCGTGCCTTCATGCTTTCGAGGTCGCCGATCACGAGATCGTCATCGTCGCCCTGGACCTTGAACCACTCGCGCGTCATCTCGAGGACGGGGAGATCGATCAGGCGCCGAGCGATCCCGCTGCTACGATACGCTTCGTCCAGCTCGCCTGGTCCGAGCGGCGTGTTGAAGACGAAGGCGTTTGCTAGCGACTTGTCGCGGCCTGCGACACCGAGCCCTGAGATGACGTTGACGAGTCCATCGACGCGCGCTTGTTTCGTTCTCGGTGCCATCTAGCCTCCTGACAAAACCTGACGTGCAAGAAATTCCGAGTACGCTGGCGGGATAGCTTGCGACAGAGTCTCGCGATTCATCCAGTCGATCCCCATAGCGCGGCGTTGGATCTCCAGCGGAATCCGCCAGACACCTACTTCGACGGTCGAGCGGAGATTCCGCCGGTTAGTCGCCGGACGGAATCGCGGACGCGCAACGTGATTGCACGATGGAGCGATTAGGAAAAATCCGCTGATCTCGAACAGCCGATGACGCCTCACGTCGAGATCGAACATGGAACCACAGAGCTGCATCGGATTTAGTAGCGGTGCGCCTGGTACGTTCTCGATGACGTAAGGCTTGCCCGAAGCGCGAAGCTTCGCGCGCACCGTGGGAATCAGATTATCGACCGGAGCCACATGATCCGGTCGCCGCTTGTAGGCGGTGAACGCCTGGCACGGTGGACTCGCCCAGATGAATTCGTATCCGTCGAGAGGAAACGTTAGCGCATCAACCTGAACGAAGCGGAATGGGTATTCGGGCTGAGGCTCGATATCAACGCCTGTGACATCGAAGCCCGCGGCAACAAGTCCAGCACTCGCGCCTCCGGCACCGCAGAATAAATCCAGGGCTTTCATGCCTCTTGACTCTTATGCGTGCGGCATGCATTATGAGTGACATGACAAACACCGACCCGATGCTTATCGGTCCCCATCATCCCGACTGCGCCGAGGACGAAATCTGTCCGGTATGCGCCTCTGAGACCGCCTGGCGAATCTTCGGCAAGAAGTCCGCCGATCTCGTCAAGAAGTGGGAGGCCATGTTTCGCGCTTGGCAGGAAGGTCGCGCAACGTCTCCCAGCAGCGGAGATCTCGCCGAGGAGTTCTGCCGCTTCTACGGCCAAGAATTCGACGTCCACGCGCAGAACGTCGCCGACGACATCGAGACCGCGCGAGAGAACGGCCTGAGCCTCCTCGAATCCGTCCGTTACGCAATGGCGCACCTCCTGGCCCGCGACTGGACCGCCCCTATCACCCCACCGCGCTTCTAATCCCTGGCTCATCAGCTGTTCAGAATGTCCAGATCGTAGCCGCCACCAGCTAACACGGCTCGCCGAGCAAGCGCGAGAGATATCACGAAATCGTCGTGAAGCCCCTCCGGCGCGCTGTACCGCGTGACGCCCGTTCGCCCGACCTCGTACTCGAATGCGTCCAGCTCGTTCAGCATGATCGGATCGTCCGGTAGTCCTACCTCGCGTTGTTCGATGGCGATCGCTAGCCCTTCGACGAGTTGCTGCTTCGATGCATTCGTGAACTTCAGCCCCTCGACATCGACGCCGGCTTTCACGAGATCGTCGAGGATCGGATCGCCGATCCCCGTCGAGTCGATCAGCACGCGCCCGCCTTGAGCAGCGCGCGCAACGATACGCTCCTTCTGCAACGGCCAGCTGACCTGGTTGAAGCGATCGAAGAACGTGACGCGGCAATCGCGGTCCATTCCCGTGATTACCGTGAAGTCTTCGTGCTTCGCCAAGTCGACGCCGATCCCGACCGTCGGCTCTTTGCTGAGTGGCCCGACGCAAGCGCGCACGCCGCGGAACACCGCTCCCTCGTCGTCGAGAAACTCTGCGAGTATCTCCTGACGGAAAAGACGCTGCGGCATCTGCGTCGCGAGCCGTTGAACCTCGGCCTCGTCGATGAACGGATTCTCACGCGACGGTCCGCCGAAGGATTCGACCTCGGCGTCGAGCGTATCGTGCCCACGCGAATGCATCCGGTAGAACCAGTTCCTACCTTTCGGTGTGCCGCACAAAAACGCTGGCGCTTTGTGGTCGATCAGCGCGGGCATCAGCGACTCGGTCCAGACCGCCTCTTTCACGATGCCGCACTCGTCGACAACGACTCGCTTGAGACCTTCCGCGACGAGACGCTCGGGATGATCGGCAGACTTGAACTCAATGCGCGACTCGCCGAGCTCGAGCATGTCCGGTTGAGTTTCGCTTCCCACGGTGCGCGTGATCCAGCCGGGTGGAGCGATCTTCAGCATCTTGCGCCAGATTGGACGAGTCAGATCGTAAGTCGGCGAGATCCACCAGGTGATGCCGGGCTGCTTCTTGAGTCGATCGTTGTGCGCGCCTGCGAGCGCCCACATGCAGGCGACTTCAGACTTCCCCCAGCGCCGGCCCGATACGACGACGATGACACGCGCTTTCGAATTGAAAGCAGCGTATTGTCTGGTGTGCATCTTCCATACAGGCGCGCGAGAAAAGTCTTTAGACGACGTGACGCCAGAGTTTACCGTTTGTGATTGCACGGATCGTCCATTTCGGAGTTCGGAATTCTCGAGAGAGCCGAAGATATCCAAGCCCGTCGGCACGTCGCAATCTGATCCTTCTCACCGTCTCGTCATCGAGTTTCGCACCTGGATGGTTTTCACCGCGTCCGATTCCTAGACTCGTTCGATGCAAGAGATTCTGAGAGCGTGTGACGTATTCGAGATTCGCGAGCCGAGGATTACACTTGTCTGCATCTCGATGGTTGACCTCCATCCCTGTTGGACACGGTCCCAGAAACGCGTGAGTAACGAGACGATGCAGAGCTTGATTCTTCCTGGCACCAGGTCTGCATAACTTCACCTGCGGGTATGGATTATAGCCAGACCTATGCGACACGAGTGCTCGACCCGTGCAGATTCGTCGCACTCCGCCGCCGCGGCGATCGCGACGAGCGCTTTTTCGTCCGCGTCGGTTAGAGCGCGCATCATCGCGACCGCGAGCTGCGAGCCCGCTTCAAGTACCGTCTCCTCGAGCGCTCGAGTCATTCGAACGATCAGCTCCATCGTCTCGCGCGGGTCGCTCATCGACGACTCCTGCGCGGCGCGCTCGAGATCAAAAAACCTCCACCAACGGTTTGCCTGTTTAGCTTGTAGCCGCGCCCGGAGGCCGAAACAGACCTTAACGGACTTCTCGTACTGGACACGCGCCCTCGATCGCTCACCTCGTAGTTTGGGTACTCGTCGATCACCCGCCATCGCTCACTTATCTCCTGATTCCTCGTCGTCTTTGCTTGGCTCGACGTCGATGGTGACGGGCTCTGCTTCGTCTCCGTTGCTACCGTTTCCGTAGCCATTGGCTCCATTGCGGGCCTCCACGAGAAACAGATTGAGCGAAGAGATATCGAAGCCTGTCACCTCGATCCGCTCCTTGGGTTTTCCGAACGCATAGTTCCAGAGCATCTGCTGAAGCTGTGGAGCGAGAGTGCCTGCGTCGAGCTGTTCTTGAAGCTGTCGAAGATAAGCGGG